GGCCATCAGGGAGACGGCATCAAATAACGCCATAAGCGGATCGATTTTTCCGACACCACTTGCCTGTTTTGTGATTAACGTTGCATTGCTGGACGTCACAACACGGGCATTTCCCACACACCAGTTCATTAACGGTTGCTTAGCGTGGATCATAGCCCCTTCAGCAAGCTTGCGCTCAGCGGTTTTAATCGCCCCGCCTAACCGCCAGCCCTGACTGATTCCAATGATCGAATCCTGAGGAACGCCAGCCTCAACCATCGCATCAAGCAACATCCCGCCCCCGGCCGGGTCCATTCCGACCTTGTCCAGTAACCCAGCGCGAAAAATTTCCATCACCAGCTGGCTTATCTGTTCAAAATCTTCACCGACTTCATCGATAATCGTGAAATCACCACTGGCAACAAAATCATTCAGCCGACTTTCTTCGCTTTTGCGACGCTCGATAGCTTTTCGCGTTGCCCAGCCGTGTGACCAGGATAACCATAAACGCGTTTTCTTACACCTGCCGATAATGGTCAGTCCCAGCAAATCATCCAGACCGCCCCCATCAATGCCCACGGAGATCACTTCAGAACGGGCCAGGATGGCATCGAAGGTAATACTGGCATCTTCCTGTCTTTGCCAGTAATCCGCACCTGGCCAGCGGTCATTACGAAGATTCAGGCCGATTTCAATGTTCAGGTGTTTAGCCAGAAACTGTTGATAGGTTCCATCAGTTTTATTGCGGTATTTTTTAAATTCGCTCTCTAACCACTCGCGGCTGACTGACCGACCGATATTCGGATTCGTGATATAGAAGTTTTCAGGGTCTTCATACGCTTTCGATTCAATCAATCTTTGCGGGAACTCATAAAGAATGCCCAGCGTTTTCTTGTCTTCAATGACACCATCACGAACATCGCGCCAGTAATCGAGTTTTTGTTTAAAAATTCCGGCTGGCGGTTCATCACTTTGCGTTGTCAGAAAGATAACCCAGCCTTCATTACGGGAAACCTGCCCGCCTAACGCTTCCATGAACATCGATTCGGCTTTAGCGCGCTTGCCAAAGATCCAGAGTTCATCAACCAGAATCCTGCCTGATTTTTTTCCTGAGACAGTATCGGTATCCGCTGCAACAACCTTCAGTGAATTCCGGTTCACACGATGGGTGATAGTGCGGGTATGGTCCTGTACATGGAAAATATCAGACAGCTCTTCATCGGAACGAACCATTGACGCTGCGGGTCTGAAACTGTTGTCGGCAACCTCTTTTGTCGGAGCCAGAATCAGATGTTCTTCATCCTCGCGCCAGCACAAAATCAGGGCAGTCAGCATGATGCCAGCGGCAATTGTCGACTTAGTGTTTTTCTTACTGATCAGAAGACCATACTCACGGATCATCTGATTCCCGGTTTCAATATCGTATCCACCGAAAATTGCGCGGACAAAATCGAAAACAAACTGATCGGAACACTCGCCGAACGTGGGTTTACCTGGCAAATCTGAGACAGTCAGCTTCTTAAATATATCCAGACCAATATTCGCAATCTCAGGATAAATGGGAGGAGGAATGATGGATTGTTTATTTAACAATCGGCTTTCCCAGTCAGGGCAATCGGTCCGCCATTCCATTTAATACCTCAGTTATATAAGCTCAGATTGAGAATCTTTAAGTCTGAATTCTGATAGTGTGATGATTTTATAAATAGGATTCGATGATGCGAACCTTACGATCTTTAGATAATTTTAAGCTTCATAAAGATTATGAAACCACTGAAGAACTGACCCGACAGATTGAATTAAACAAATTCATGATCGGATTATTCTTCAGGCCTCTCAGCCTGCCCTATCAGATGGAACTGATCGGAACGCTGGAAAAGTTAGGGGGCGATTTTCATGAAATGGCCGACTATTTACGCCAGTTTAAACAGGAAAAAGACGCCCCAGAGGTCGTTTTAAGCACTAAATCCGGTTGTTAATCACCAGTTTTGGCGGTGCCATTGATGTAAATGCGTTCGCCGCCTTCTTCGCTGCACTGTTCTTCGCCTCTTTCTTCCCGGTTTCACCGATTTTAGCCGACACATATGGAGCCAGCTTAGCGGCGGCATCAAGCGACAGCTTCGGATCGGTGAAAATGTTGTCCTTCATGATTTTCCGCATAACTTCAAGTGGATCATCATTGGCATTCTTTGAGAGAGATTCAGGGATCATCACTTCCGGTACAGATTCAGCCTCAATAACGGTCACAGGCTCTGGTTCTGGCTCAGGTTCTTTAACAGCTAAAGATTTAATCCGTTCAATGTAGGCCAGGACTTCAGCATTTTTGGATAACTCATGGCCTTTATATTTTGCACTGGCGGCACTGTATCCGGCCTTAATGGCTGACCGTGTTTTATTCTCTCCTGTCATCCATACATCGGCAAAATTCCGTTTTTTTGTGGTTAACATGGTAAATTTCTCTCTTATTTTTTATTTAAAGCGTGTTTTTTTGCGAATAATTTAGCATGGGAAAGACAATCATCGAATACTTTACCCTTTTTACTTACCGATGAAGCCTGTTTGTAATAGGCGACAGCTTCACGCGCACCGATATTACACGCCACCGAATCAAAGCCCAGCTTGTTCAGCTCAGCAATGATATTCTTTTCAATGAATTCGATTTCATTCATGCGATTTTGTCATAATCATCATTGAAGCCAGGAAGCGTTAGCTGTGAAAGCTCTTTCACTTTTTTTGAGTAAGCTTCAATTTGCTGTTTTTCTTTTTTACGCATGATCATTAATGCACTTCCCTTCTGACCATGCTCTTTAAAAGATCGCTCTTCCAACAACACCAGTCGATGCTGTTGTTCCTGTATTGTGATGTCATGAAAATCTTGATCACTCAAATTTGCAAAATTAACAAGACCTTCAAGCTCGTTCATGCGGTCAAAAACCTTTGCCTGAGCGTCATAATCATATGACATAGCCATTAAACAGGCCTCACGGCGAGGGAATTTATAGCAATTTAACGTCCTGCCAGTCGTGTCTTTGTACTGGGCTAAAAATTTAGCTGAGTGTTCTTCATGCAAAACTTTTGGCACTTTAGCCAAAAAATTTTTATGAGCAAGGTTGGTATATTTTTTACAAGGGAACGTCATTCCCTCACGCTTAGCTTTCTTCTCCCTGACGTCGTTAATAAAGTCAACAATTTCAAGACTTGTCATTTTGGCAACATCAGGAGCGGGCAAAAATATTGGTAGGTCAGTCATTCACCCTCCTCCATCGTCGGGCGGTGATGATAGTTGATTAAATTATGAACTAAACAGTATTAAGCCTAGTAGATCAAGCCACCAGCCGAAAAAAAAATTTACGTAATTGGGGGCAAGGTTTAAAAAGTCTTGACATTGAGATTTTAAATTACCCCCCCTAGCAGTCTGAAAGAAATGTTTAACCCAAAAGAAAGTTGAAAAGTAAAGATAAAAACAAATAGTTTTCAAATAATCACACGATTTGTTAAAGTTGAATGTTACTTTCATCAAGTTTTTCAGGACGAATCACTTCTTTAGCCTTATCAATACCCATTATCAGAAAGCTTTCATTGGGGTTTTCGCTACGAACAACAACAGGGTCATTACCACCAGATCCTTTTTTTAAAAGATTTTCAAAATCTCCTATGAAATCATCATAAGCAACTTCACTAATATTTTTCATTTATCTGTCCTAAATAGTTTTATTTAACAAGATAACAATCATCACTCAAGACAGTGACAATAATAAAGACAAGAGCAATAGACGTTAGTTTTATATCAATGACAATTACCGTATATATTAATCATCTTTAGGGTCATGAAATATGTTGTGAACGACATCAACAGCCTTATAAACATCATCAAGATATTCTTTAATCTTGCCTTCAGGGACAATATGAAAGTGACCATACTTCGTCGCTATCTTGTGAATCTCTTTTATTGCGCCGCTTTCTAATGCACTTAAAAGAGATGGTATGGTTGATGTATCAAGTGGCTTAGACATTGTATGGCCTATGATGTGTAGGTTAGGATTCTGACCAGGTGGAAACCACAGCAGTTGCGCCAGCTGGACCTAAAGCTTTCATGTAAACAACCATTGGAGGCCTTACTTCAAGAATTGGGCCGTATAATGTATGCCAGACAGGACTATCAGCGCTATCAGCATAATAGATACCGCCAAAAATCATAGTAATATGTGCGCCATTGCTTCCATTAGTTACTTGAACAGGTGAGTCATCAACTTGTTGAAGAACTGACATAAATCACCCTAAGAATTAAAAGTAATTTGTTGGATATAACGATTTGCCCATTCTTTTGACGCTTTCGGAATGGTAATAATACCAGTAGAATCAAAGTTTATAGTTAGAACTTCGCCATCAGTATAAATTACATTAATTCCTGAAGCTGAGCCTGGGTTAGATATATTGACGGTAGATTCAGATCTTGAGTTTTGGCCAGAATCATCATTAAATATTGGAGATGTAGCTAATGATCCTTCCTCTATTTGTGCTGCTCTCGATTGAATATTATCTGTAGTATCTATGCGCCAAACTGAAGCTACATAATTGCCTATTGGCAAATCAGGAGTTCTTGAATAAACATAGTTTGTTGAATTTAATCGTGAAATATAAAATCTTATTTGTGCAACAGAATCATTAGTGAAAACCCGTGAAACTCGTGTCCATTGTTCAGATATATCAGATTGTTGATCAGGAGCTATAAATGATCCATTACCTGCTTCAGAATAAACACCAGTGTTGACCCATCCAGGTTTTTCAATTGAAATTGAGAACAAACTTCCTTCTTCAGGTTCATTAACAGAAACACCAGCTGATTGTGATGTTACCCAGACTGTGTTTTGCCCTAACTGAGTCTCACTTAAAGAACTGAAAGAAGAGTCTCTTTGATAGTTCGTTGCTGAAGGTTCAGGCTCATGTCTTCCAATTGCTATACCGTTTTGATATTCAAGAGGCCATTCATTTTCAGCTGAAGTGAGAAAATTCCCATTTTGACTAATGAAAGTATGTGCTGGACCAACATAACTGACTCTTGAATCAAGAGTTTCAGAAAGAAGATTTATAGGATCGATTTCTGGGGGTTCTGGTGCCGTTGTAGTTGTTCCTTTAATGTTCCCAGAAACTTCAGTAGTTTGTCGAGCTATTCGACCTGTATCAACACTTGTGCCAGCAACTATGAATGTTTGAGGTGAATTTATCATCTGATATTCTCAAAACAATTTATAGCAAGGTTTTGGATAAAAGATTTGCAAATATAGTAGCTAAGGCAAATCACCACCCGTTTCAATCATGAACGCATCGAAAAGTTTTTTACTGATTAAAACGACTGAATCACTGTCAACAAGTGCAATCTCAATCGGCTCTGACTGGGCTTCTTCTAAATACAAATCCGCCTCATCAAAGAAGTCAGTTTCTGAAATGGTTTTCATTGTTTCATATCCTGATTGGTTTTCTTGCGATGACAGCCATCATCACCACAGCAAA